AAGAAGAACAAGCGGCTATCGAGACACATGGCCTGTTTGACTTGAGCACATTCTTGCCCAAGAAGCCCACTGATGTGGAACTGCGTGTAATGAAAGAAATGTTTGAAGCATCAGTTGATGGCAAGGCATTCGACATGGAGCGGTGGGGTCAATACTTCCGCCCAGCTGGTATGCAAGCACCCGCTGGTGCAGCCGCAGCAGATGTGGATGAGGATGTTCCGGTGGTCAAGGCAGCACCTGCAGCCAAAGCACCCGTGGATGCGTTTGACGACGACGACACTCCTGTGGCAACAGCACCAGTGGCCAAGCCGGCAGAAGGCAACAAGAAAGCCGAGGACATCTTGGCCATGATCCGTAGCCGTCAAAAGCAGTAATGCTCGTGTACAAGGGGCGACCCTTGTACTTTTGATATGAAATTCCAAATAGCTTTCGACCAGACTGGTGATACCATTCCTTTCATCAGTGTGAATGATCAGATATTAGAATTTTATGTAGAGTATCTAACAGTTCGAAACCTCAACAGTTTCGAACTGTTGTCTGCACAAACAGCAGTCAATATATCAAACAAAATTCTTTCTCTACACAACAGTATCAAAAAAAACAACAGTTGGATAGAGGTTCTGTTAGATCAAACAATACAATCAGTATCGGATATAGAATATTTAGATCAACGTAGACTCAATCAGTATCATGCCGATTGGGTAAACAGCCATGGTATTTTGTATGATATCGATGCCAAAAGACATCAATATAACCATACAGAGTTAGTGGAAAAAATACATGATTCATTTTCAGATGATATCAGACACCCTACAGTTGGTACGGTTTTAGCCCATCTGGGCTATGAAAACATGTATAACAAAATCAATCTTGACGTGCATGACGTAGAAAATTTTTTCAACCAGATAGGATACAAAGTCAAAAATCAAAATTGGGTGGAGGTTAAAAATCCGTTTTTACATCAAGGACTGAGTCATCACCGGGCTAATTTTAGATTTTCTTTCCACCATCTGGGCCGAACATTGTATAACAAGTTCATGTCTCAAGATTACATCTCAGAACATGATGACGAAAACACATACAATGAATTATTGGGATTTGTTGATTTGAATTTGTCTCCTCCGGAATCTATAGCAATGAGTCCTGAATACATAAAGTGGTGCCAGGCTCGGGGTCGAGTTCCTCTGGGGCAATATTTAAATCTTGGTAACATTCCTGATCTAGATAAACATTTAACTGACTACAGAATAGTAATTTACCGAAACATTTTGAAAAACAACAGTTTTAGTATACAATCAACATAAAGGAAACTACCATGGGAAAACCATTTGACGTAAGCAAGTTCCGCAAGGAAATCACCAAGTCAATCGAAGGATTGAGCATTGGTTTTAACGATCCTACAGACTGGATCTCAACAGGTAACTATGCCTTGAACTATCTCATCTCGGGAGACTTTAACAAAGGCATTCCGCTGGGCAAAGTCACTGTGTTCGCCGGTGAATCAGGCGCAGGCAAAAGTTACATCTGTTCCGGCAACATCATCAAGAACGCACAAGCACAGGGCATCTATGTGGTGTTGATCGACAGTGAAAACGCACTGGACGAAGACTGGCTCAAAGCACTGGGCGTGGATACCAGCGACTCAAAACTGCTTAAACTAAGCATGGCCATGATTGATGACGTGGCCAAAACAATCTCCACATTCATGAGCGACTACAAGTCTCTGCCAGATGGTGAACGCCCTAAGGTCATGTTTGTGATTGACAGCTTGGGCATGTTGCTCACACCCACTGACGTGAATCAGTTTGACGCAGGCGAGATGAAAGGTGATCTAGGTCGTAAACCCAAGGCACTTACCAGTCTTGTGCGTAACTGTGTGAACATGTTTGGTTCGTACAATGTGGGCTTAGTGTGTACCAATCATACATACGCAAGCCAAGACATGTTTGATCCTGACGACAAGATCTCCGGTGGTCAAGGCTTTATCTATGCCAGCTCAATTGTTGTAGCCATGAAGAAACTCAAACTCAAAGAGGACGAGGACGGCAACAAGATCACAGACGTCATGGGTATCCGTGCTGCTTGTAAAGTCATGAAAACACGCTATGCCAAACCTTTTGAAGGCGTGCAAGTAAAGATTCCTTACGAAACAGGCATGAGTCCTTATTCGGGCATGGTGGATCTCATGGAGAAGCGCAATCTCTTGAAGAAAGAAGGCAACAGCCTGGTATTTGTGACCAGCGACGGCGAGATCATCAAGAAGTTCCGCAAGAAGTGGGAAGCCAACGAAGAAGGCTGTTTGGATCGTGCCATGGCAGATTTTTCAAATCACAAAGAAGAGGTAACTACAGTGGAGGAGGCAGCAGAATGAATGAAGCAGTAACAGTGGCCAGCGAGATGTGGTCAGAACTCAAGCGTTATGTGAACACAGTGGATCGAGATGAAGCAGCCGAAACAGTTGTGGCTATCTTGATCGACAACGACTGTGATGTGGATGATATCAAGGATACATTCAAAGGTGACGCTGATATCAAACGTGCTCTCACAGCATATCTCGACGATGACAAATCCTACGAGGATGAGGAAGATGTCGAGGAAGAAGAAGATTATCGAGAAGACGACTGGGAAAACTGATTTTGTCCGGTCCACAGAATAATTTTTATTGCAGTCAAAAGTTTACCGATCTTACTATAGACTTGGAAAAACGACTGTCGTATTCTTGTTGCTCAGCAACACCGGAAAAACTTGATATCAACTGGATAAAACAAAATCCAGGACAGATATTCAATACCCCGGGGCTACATCAAGATCGCGTTGACATGCTGGATAATAAACCTGTGGACAGTTGCCGTGACGTCTGCTGGAAACCTGAACAAGACGGGTTGCATAGCAGGCGCACAGTGATGAAAAGTTATATCCCCATACACAGTGATGTCGATCAACTGTCTCCGGTGCTGTTGGATATCATTCTTGGGTCCACTTGTAATCTGACCTGTTCTTATTGCTGTAAACAATACAGTTCGGCATGGTACAGAGACATTGATAAAAATGGTCCTTACTTTGATCACGACCGCTACAACATAAACTCAGTTGACAAGATCATATCAAAGATCAGTCACGGCGAACATCAGTCATTGCCCGGAATGATCGTATTGATGGACGAAATAAGAAAATTGGATCAGGTTGAAGAGATCAGAGTGTTAGGTGGCGAACCATTTCTGTACAACGAATTCCCAGACCTATTGAACAATATAAGTTCTCAGAAGTACACAAGTTTTCATACCGGGCTTGGGGTCAATCCCACACGTTTGCAAAATCAAATTGGTCGTATTGCTCAAAGAGAAAATTTGCTAGTGTATGTGAGTGCAGAGAACTGTGATGAATTTTACGAATTCAATCGATACGGAAACAGTTACAGTAACTTCTTGGACAATTTAAAATTGCTCATTGATTCTGGATTCTCCGTAAAATTTAACTCTGTGGTGAGCAACTTGACTATTTTTGGCTTGATCAAGTTTGCTGATGCTTTTCAACACATTCCTATAAATTATCAGTTTTGTAGCGACCCGGAATTTTTAAGAGTCAATGTACTTGACAACACCAGTAAAGAACACTTGATCGGCGCATTGGAAAATACACAGATTGATCGCCGCGATTTGATTATTTCAAATATAAAACAACCTTGCTCTGAAGAGTCGAGGACACAATGCGCTCACTATCTGACAGAATTTTCATCTCGACGCGATCTCAATCTTGACGTTTTTCCAGAACATTTTTTACAATGGTTAGGATTATCTCATGTGGTATAGCCGTGTAGTAGCCAACTTGGCAGCCATTCCGGACTTTATAGATCACTACGAAGCCGAACTTGAACTGGCCAAACGAGATTGCAAGATCTCTGGTGTGCTAGAAAAGAACATCTCGGCCTTGCCCGGCATCACAGAACAACGATTCAATCAACTGCAAGAGATTGAAGCTGTGCTAAACTATCTCAACATCCAACTACGCAAGATACGCAGGAAACACTTCCAAAAGTATCTGGAAGGCTACGCCCGCGCTCTTACCTCAAGAGATGCTGAAAAGTACGCAGAGGGCGAGGACGAAGTGGTGGATTTTGAAACCATTATCAACGAAGTGGCGTTGTTACGAAACCGCTGGTTGGGTATCATGAAAGGGCTGGATACCAAGCAATGGCAGATGGGCCATGTGGTTCGATTACGCACAGCGGGAATGGAAGATATTACACTATGATCCTAAAAGGTGATACATACTGTTATGAAACCCATAAAGAAAACCGCACTCGTAACAGGTATGACCGGCCAAGATGGTCCATATCTAGCTAAACTTTTACTGGAAAAAGGCTATCACGTTTATGGCCTTATCAGAAGATATTCAAATCCCAATCTAGACAACATCAAGTGGTTGGGCATCGAGAATGATGTTGAGTTGATCACCGGTGATATCACCGATGAAAACAACATGAATCATCTTATGCAAACACTTAGACCTGACGAAGTATACAACCTGGCAGCACAGAGTTTTGTGGGCATAAGTTGGGATCTCAACAAGCTCACCACTGAAGTGAACGCTATCAGTGTGTTGAACATACTCAACGCCATACGCAGACACAATCCCAACACTCGCTTTTATCAGGCCAGCACTAGTGAGATGTTTGGAAATTCCTCCAACAACGGCATGCAAAGTGAAACTACTCCATTCACACCAAGAAGTCCATATGGCGTGAGCAAGTTGTACAGCCATTGGATGACTGTGAACTACCGTGAAAGCTATAGCCTTTATGCCTGTTCGGGCATCTTGTTCAATCATGAAAGCCCGCTACGTGGTCGCGAGTTTGTCACACGCAAAGTGACCGATGCTGTGGCTCGAATCAAATTGGGATTACAGGATTCTGTTGCATTGGGCAATCTTGATGCACGTCGTGATTGGGGATTTGCTGGAGACTTTGTGGAAGCCATGTGGCTGATGCTGCAACAACCCACTGCCCGAGACTATGTTATCTCCACTGGCAAGCAACATACCATTGGGGAACTATGTGATGTAGCATTCCGCCACGTGGGCATTGAAGATTGGCAACCCATGGTCAAATCTGATCCGCGATTCAAACGCCCTGCTGAACTGTATAGTTTGTTGGGAGATTGTTCTTCAGCCAAGGATATACTAGGATGGCAACCACGAACTGATTTTGCTACCATGATCCAGGACATGGTGGATGCTGATCTAGCTCGACTGCAATCGGCTCAACAATCGTCCAATTGGCAATCCTAGTGTGATTTCGCCCAGTGTCCACTCTGTGTGACACAGTTGTTCTAACCACGCAGATCTGTCGGGCATGCGTGGTTTTTCTATCTGTGAGAAGTCTGTGTTGGCTACCGGCAGTGCCATGCTGTCTGCACCTACAAATGCCGGAACACCATCTATCACAGCTTGACTACCTGGTCCAGAGTTTTCGTTGACCACTGCCCAGGCACGACCTAGATTGCTGCGGAAATCAAACTCGTCGTAGGTTCCACGCAAGGCTTGTGGTTGTTGTATCCGAACACCAGGTATCGGCAGCAATCGTTGTCTGGGATGTGGACGCACAATGATCTCACGATCAGTATGCGCCCGTATGCTATCTACAGTTTGTCGGAGCCATTGCTCGGGTGCAGGCAATCCTGCCCATTGCTCACTGTCACTTCGTTGCATGGCTATCAAGATGTGATCTCCCTGCTGCCAAGGTTGTAATCTCATTGACAGTTTATCGGCACGCCCTGACTCAATTCCTTCACCCCACCATGCACGAGCATTCACTCCATTGATGCCCATCCTCCAGGTCACTCCGCGCATGAGTTGCCCTACTTCCATCACTACGACAGGGCGCCCACTTGACGTGAATTCTTGCCATACAGCTTGATTTGGAGCCATGCGTCCGGTCCATAAATGACTCCAGATCACTGCTACGTCTGCTGCGGAGTTGTGCTCGCTTACACGTATTCTGTGGCGGCGACAACCATTGCGAAATGCTTCGAATACTGGACCGGAATTTAATGCTCCAAATCTATTAAAAATACTGATGTTCATGATGTTGTAGTAAATAGTTATTCAAAACTGGAAGCCCATGACAAAATACGCGGTAGTTACTACATTTAACCAATCCGGCTACGACAAGTACGCTAGCCGGATGATTGACACATTCTTGAAGACTTGGCCCAGCGGAGTTGATCTATATGTGTACACAGAAGATTGTACTATCACTCAAACAGCCAACAACTTGCATGTGAGAAACTTGCATGAGGTGAGCCCAGAAATAGTTGCTTTCAAACAACGATGGGGATCTGATCCTCGAGCTCGCGGTGAAGTGGCCACAGGACCTGCCAACGCTAAAGGCAAAGCACCGGGCATAGGATTCCGTTGGGATGCCATACGATTCAGTCACAAAGCCTATAGTGTGTTCCATGCTGCTGCCAACTGTACCGCCGATGTGCTGTTCTGGATGGACGCGGACATGGTTTGTCATACCGGGCTCAATGAAGCTTTTTTGTTGTTACAGATGCCCGCCGATGTAGGACTGGCTTATTTGGGCAGAGAAAAGAAGTTTAGTGAGTGCGGGCTATATGGTATGAATCTGAACAATCACATCACTCGACTGTGGTTGAAAGAGTTTCAACTGGCATATGATTCTGGGCGACTCATGACCATGGCTGAATGGAATGATTGTTGGGTGTTCGACGAGACCAGAAAAGAAGTGCAAGCAGCACATCCAGAGTGGCGAGTGCTAAACTGGAGCGCAGGCTTGATCCGGGGTGAAGGACATCCATTGATCAACACAGCGTGGGGCGCACATTTGGATCATCTCAAAGGCAATAGAAAGATCAACGGAAAAAGCCTGCCTTTGGATCTTATACGACCTAGAAACGAACGGTATTGGAAAACTGATTAGTCGTTGTCGGCAACACAGATACCGTCAACATCACCTTGCACATATTCAGCTTTTGAATGTTTGGCTTTGTAGTGTATGAGGTGATCACCTAACACAGTATGTCGTAACGGAGTCTTGTAACTCTTTTTAAATCCTGCACAGAGATCCAACACCGCAGCATCGGGCACCACTGCTAACGCAGCACCAAACACATCATTGTCATAGAACCTGCGTAGGTCAGCATGATCACGTTCGCGATAGCGACGAGAATACTCTGCCCTGAATGCAGCAAAATCTTGATGCCGAGTATTCACAGCAAATATTCCAGTTTCAGGAACTAACCAAGTACCGGGGTTACCACTTTTGTCTGTGACATAGGTCACTCCCATATACGTGGCCAGATGATCTGGGCGTAAAACTCTTTGTAACAATTCAATGGGCAAAGACTGAACAGTGATCACATCGGCATCTAACCATATGATCCAATCTGTGTTGGTGTTATACATGGCATGCATGAAACTGTATGCTTTCTTGGCAAATTTTTTCATGCTCTGGTTTAAATTGGGATCCAACTGATACGCAGCATAATCCGTTTCTAACTGTGAAAAATCTATCTGATGTATACGTGCATGTTCGGGCATGCGGAATCCCTCTACATAACACGCAAGAACAAAATCTCGAGGCCAGTGCTCCAAGAAGCTGCTGACTGAATCTTTGCCAATGAGATCGTAGTAGAGTTGATTGAAACTGGTTATTACTTGTATCATTTTCTTGCCCATTTTTTCATGTGTGCCCAACACGCACCTGTGCGTAATTCTTCGTGACTCCAGTGGAATTGACTGATACGTTGTGCCCAAGCTTCGCGATCTGGCATGAGTGGCGATTCTATCTTGTTGATGCCTATGGTAGCAACGTCACGTGCTTGGCTTCGATCCGGATCGGTGAGTATTAAAGGAATCCCCTCCATCACTGCTGCCACACCGGGACTGGAGTTGTGATTTACAACAGCCCAACAGTTCGCAAAATCATCTGTCAAAGTTGAGCCTGGTTGGCTGACTGTAACATTGGGCAGTCCACGACCCAGGCACAGTTTCAATAACCTATCGCAATACTTGCTGGCTTTTTTATCTCCAGGATGTGATCGTATGCGTATGGGGCGATCACTATACTTGCGTATCTCAATGATGTTTTTTAATGCCCAATCTATCACATCCCATCCAGCCATACTCCATCCGCCATCACGCTGCAAACACAGCAACACATGATCGCCTGACTGGCGCCATGGTTGTAGTTTTACTTTACAGAATTCCTGTACCGTGTTCCACCGATCCGGATTAGGATGCTGGTCGCAGTATTCACCGGTGTTGGCAAAGATGCCATCATAACTGTAGCGTAACCAATAGCCTGGATTCTGCTTGTTCTTGTATAGGAATAGGTTGCTGTCTGCGATCACGGTCCTGCCGCCCGAGGCACGCTGACCATCCAGTATTTCTTGTCTGAACTGTAGATGTGCAGCGGTTTTGCCATGCTCATGCACCCAACCCAGTATCACAGCAACCTCACTGGGCTGATACTTCATATTGGATTCGATTATGCCCTGATCACCTTCCGCATTTACACCTTGTGAAAAATATCGCAGCGTGTCCAGTTTGTCTGTGGCATGCTTTAGACTTTCCTCTGTGTAATTTTCTTTTCGAGGCAGTGTGGCTGTGTAACTTATAACTCTCATTGTTCTTGCATCATTCTGAATGCTGTTCCATTTTTTAATTCTCGCACATGATATTGCCCATATGCCATGCTGTGGCACCATGCCATCAACAAGTCTTTGTCCGGATAGAACGGATTTTCTATACGAGATAGGTCCCGGTTGGCCACTGGTTCTGCCACATGGCTTGGTGCTAACACAAATGTCGGCACACCTGCTAAAATACTTTCTACTGCTGCTATGCTGTTGAACGTGACCAAGGCATGCACATCTTGTTCCAGCACTTGGCTCAGTGGTTCATTCAATACTCGATCTGATCTCTTGGGAGCTCGTTCTCGTACTACCACAGGACGATCCGTGTTGCGTTGGATCTCGGCCACAGTATCAGCTACCCATCGACTGTGATCAATGCCATAGTATTTGCAGGGCTTTTCGTCCGGTGCTGCCACGATGATCTTGTGCCCGGTTCGTCTTGGATGAATTTTCATACCCAATCGATCCCAACGATCACTGGATCTTGGTGTTATGGTTCTGTGTTGTAGATCATTACGCACTATCCTGTGATAGTGCTTGATGCCTTGGCTATTACGATCACCTACATTGTTACCCACATAACCTGAATCCATGTAGTAGAAATTGTTGTGATCTTCAAGGCACTGTTTCATGATCTTGTGCTTGAGTATGCCTCGCAATACCAATTGATTCTTATCTACCGCCACATCATAATGGTAATCAAAATGGTCTGAATTAGTGTGAGGTATTTTGGCACTGGCGGCCAGCATGTTCACGTACTCGTCTTCGCCGCCCTTGCTGAGAAAGATCCAACCACTCATTGACTTACCCTTTGTTGACAGTATTCTGTAAAGATACGCTCTTTGTGCCAGTCATCACAAAAGTCTCCGCGATCTGCAAATTCATGAAAGCACGGAGTTCCCAGTGTGTAATGTACAAGTTTAGCCAATGGATTGTATTCGTATTCCACATCCAACCAGTTCCATTCAGCAGGCAATTCTCCCACACGCTCATCATCAATCCAAGAGAATCTGTGCAAGAATGCACCTGTTGACTTTTGTATGAATTCCGGTGTGAGAGTGCGATTGCGTATGGCATTGCAGTTCCATAAGATCACCGAACTCCAATTCTTCCTGGGATAGTTTTCATTGGGACTACCTAGGTACTTTTCAGTCATCCTGGTTTCATAGTCATGTTTCACAACCATGACATCTTTGGTGTAATCTTTTAATTCCCACAGCTCAGAGATATCACCACGCAGGATCATGTCACCATCAATGAATATGGCCCAGCCTTGATAGTCCATGAGATGCGGAACCAAGAATCGTGTGTATATGAAATGATTCGATCCGTCTGTGTGTGTTTCTGCGTAGTCTCGAAAGAGATTCAGTGCCACAGGCACTATGGCCACTGGCTGACTGCTGTTGCGTATGATTGAATTCACACAGGTGTGATAAGCAATGGCCTCTCTAGGATCGTATCCTACAAATACAGGAATGGGTTTCATCGTCGTTCTATATCTTCTTCAACACAGAGTTCACCGTATTGTATTTCAATCAATCTCAAAGGTTGATCTGTGTCATTGCACAGTTGATGCCACTCACCTAGTTCAATCCAACAATGTTCGTGCTGTGCTGGTTTGGTCAGCACCTCATAGTCTGTGCTGTGCGGATCCACTGTGTAAACTGTGGCACGCCCCTCGGCCACAAACCAAAACTCAGCCCGTTGCTCATGCCGTTGCATACTGAGCCTTTGCCCGGGCAGCACAGTGAGTTCTTTGAGTTTCACATGTGATCCAACTTCATGCAGCACTTGATAGTGGCCCCAGGGGCGTTGTGTGATGTTTGTCATAGAAATATTTATCGGCGTATATAACGGTAAATACATTATGACCACCGCTTTGCCATATCCCGACGATGACTTTTTGCCCTACGAATATCAGTTCAGTTCACAGCACAGAGAAGATGGCATAATCGATCTGCTATGTGCTCACATACCCGATCCTGACTATCAAGCTATAGAAATAGGGTCGGGCAACGGTGAGCAGAACATGATCCGCAATCTCATTGAGAATCGTGGATATCATGGCATAGGACATGATCTACAACCAGCAAGATGGCAGCATGACAAATACGAACACAGGATCCAAGCTGTGAATCTGGACGAACTTGGTGCGTTAGTGGAATCGTGGCCCACACGCACACCGGATTTTTTCAGCCTGGACATTGATAGTTTTGATTTCTGGGTACTTAAAGATCTCTTGTACAATCATGATTTCCGCCCGGCTGTGATGTGCCTGGAGTATCTCAGTTATTTCAGAGATCAGATCGCAAGTGTACGGCCCGATCTGGGCAAATACAAATTGGCTTCTTTGGGCTGTAGTCTTGGTGCATATCAACAGCTTACGGAAAGATTTGGGTATCGGTTCTTCACTGTGGATACCTGTGGTGTAAATGGATTCTTCTATCTACCCAGCAGGCTGGCAAATCCTGCACAGTTGGACGAATTACCGCGACATGCTTGGCGCATGTATCCTAGATATGCCAAACATATCATTGCGACTGATAATCCAGCCATGGAATTTGATCCCACTGTGCTATTTGAAAACAACAAATCATGAAAATATTATGGGCCACTGGATTTGATCGCAAATACCACGACTGGATCTTTTGTCAAGTAAATCATACCTGGACACAGTTGCCCGGTGATGTGAGATTTTATGTAGATGATGAGATTCCTGAACTTGCCGCGGACCCTCGCGCTGTACCGTCGGGCATAGATCCTGCCACTTGTCCAACCAATCTCACAAGAAAAGAAAGCAAGTTCTGGAAAAAAGCACAATGCATCATCCAGGCTGTGCATGATGCTAGAGCACACAAATACGACTATGTGATATGGTTGGATGCTGATGTCACTGTGATCAAACCACCACAGCTTGACACGCTGTTGCCCGGTCCGGATGACATCGTCAGTGTGAATCACAAAATAGTACCTGTCACGCCTGAATCTCACATTGATCTTGGCCTGGACACAGGATTTGTGGCGGTGAATGTAAATCACCCAAGATTGACAGAATGGTTAGATCAGTACACAACCATATGGCACACAGATGAAATGCTGACCATGAAGCACAAGTATGAGACCTATACACTAGATCGCATCATAAACAAATACGGATATCAATGGAAAAATCTCTGGCATGGAGAGAACACTCGTGGCAAACGCTATTGCGGATTTGAAAACAGTGATCTTGAACTGTACTTTTTTCATCACTGGGGCCGCAAACACAAATCTAATATCAAGGAAGAAACAAATGAACAGTTGGATTGACATCTTTAAAGAAAATTATTATGAATTATTGGGACCCACAGCAAGTCCTGATAAAAAAGCAAACAAACGAAACCTCCAAGACGGGCTATATCAACGTGCCGACGGCTTTCTAGCGATCTTTTCTGCACTGGAACAACAACAAAAAGATCAATATCACATCGTTGAAACTGGCACCATGCGTAATCCAGGAAATTGGAAAGATGGGCAGAGTTCTTTCTTGTTTACAGAATTCGTTCGACACCACGGCGGCAGTGTACGCAGCGTGGATATCAACCCCGAGGCCGTGGATGTGGCCAATGATGCTGTTGATTCTGAACATTTCCACGCCACCTGCAATGACAGCGTGACCTGGTTAAAAAGCCAGGGCGATTCACTCAACAATGTTGATTTCTTTTATCTGGACAGTTATGATGTGAAATGGGCCGATGACCACCTGAGTGCAGAACATCATTTACAGGAATTTCTAGCAATTGAACCGCATCTCAAACCCGGCGCTGTTGTTGCTATAGATGACAACAGTAGATTCAGAGATTCCAAGTTGAGAACTGGAAAAGGACGCAGGATAGTGGAATATCTTGAGTCTTACAACAAACTGCCTGTGTACGATCATTATCAGATCATCTATCATTTCTAGTCATGATTGTTGACACCTTTTTGTTTAACAACGAGTTTGATATGCTGGACATAAGACTCTCATTGACTGAAAACTATGTTGACCGTTGGATCATACTTGAAGGCAGTCAGACCTGGAGCGGACACAAAAAACCCTACCACTTGTCCAACAACCTTGATCGTTATCATGGCTATCGAGACCGTATGACTGTGATCCAATTGGATATACCCAAAGAATATTTAAATTGGCAATGCGAAAACCACAGCAGAGCTGGCTTGCAACAAGGGATTGATCACTGTCACAGTGAGGACATCATAATCCATTCTGACCTTGATGAGATCCTGGATCCAGAAAAAATAAAGGCCATCCTGGATTTTATGGATCAACATCAATGCCCAGTGGGTTGTCTACTAGACATGTACATTTACAGATTTGATCAGAAAATGAATAGGACCTGGAATGGCAGCATGATCGCTCGCAAACACATGTTTGATAATCCACAGCAGTTGTACAAGGGCAACAACACAAAAAGAAAAGATCGCAGTCATAGCGTGAGATTTCCCGGCGTGGTAGGCTGGCATTGGACCTGGATAGGCGACGATGAACGAATCCGAACCAAGGTCACTAGCTGTATAGAAAGTCAGCACAGAGATCCTGAACAGGTGTTACAGGCATTTAAACAACTGGATACCATGAGCGCCGTGAATCACAAGTGCGAGAGTCACAGTGTGCCAGTGACATATCCTGAATCAGTGCTTGGTACATTACGACAATATCCCCAATATTGGAACAACCCACCGGTGTGATTGTGACCACTCAGTCTGACAAAGATCTGCACAGAGCACAACGCGAAGCACATCGGGCCCGAAAAAGAAATGATCCTGTGCCTGCTGTGACAACAGATACCAGCGCACTTGTTGATTGTGCCTGTGTGATCCACGGCGACGGCTATGATTTCGTCTACGTGGATCGACTGTACAACATGTTGAATAGGCAGTTGTCACGCGGCGTGAGATTACATGTTTACACAGAAGCATCAAGACCTGTTCCTGCACACATGGTGCGGCATGATTTGACTGAATGGCCTGGGGTGTCAGGACGTAAACGCAGCTGGTGGTACAAGATGCAGTTGTTCAATCCTGCTCATTTTGCCGGACCATTGCTGTATTTTGATCTGGACACAGTGATCGTGAACAATATAGATTGGATAACCAATCTCAGTCCTGTGTACTTTTGGACCATTCGCGATTTCCGATCATTGTGGCGACCGGATCTCCAAACAATGAATTCATCTGTGATGTATTGGAATACTGTGCATTGGGGGTCGGTATGGGATCAATTCCAACAGCAGGGCATAGACCGCATACGAATAAGACATCAACACGGCGGCGACCAGGACTATTTAAATACCGTGATCCCGGCAAACAAGCGCAGATTTTTAGACGAGAAGAAAATAATAAGCTGGCGTTGGACAGCATTGGATGGTGGTATGAACTTTAAAAATCGCACTTACCACCGGCCCGGACGTGGCACCATGCTCACACCAGAAAATAGTGTGCTGGTATTCCACGGTGATCCAAAACCACACGAAGTTAAAGATGCGGTAATAAAAGCCCACTGGATTTAACATAAATACAATATCAGGAGATACAATCATGGGTCAGAGAATAGCCAAATTATTAGGCGACGCATATTCCACAAATGGGGATGTGCATGTTCGAGTGGTATACAACGGAAATGAAGTGATCAATGGACCAGTATCTACCAACCTAGTGGATGTGATTCCCACTGCCTCTGACTTTGCCGACGATCGTTTGACGTTGAATTACAATGAATTGGGTCAATTTGAAACCACAACAAGCCACACTGGCAATATTCCAGTGGTGATTTCAGTCACAGGCGGCACCTTGTTTTTCTCACATTTCATAATGAACTACACAGGATACACACGAGTACGCCAACAAACAAATCCTCACATTCCAATGGATCTCGACAACCCCAGCACTTATACCTGGAACGTGACAACCAGTCCTGACTCCTTCTACAGTGATCCAAATACGGATACAATAGAGTCTGACGGAGTTTCAAATCTCAAATTGAATTCTCAATCTTGGAATTACCGAAGCAACGTGAATCAGAATAATTACGGCAACTGGACATATCCCATAGCTGATGGTGATACAATCACGTTTGACTTTTTTGTAGACCCGGCAAAAGTCAAATTGATAGTACCAACCCATTGATCATGTTTAATCAACCAAAAACCCTGCTGCATGTAGGGTTTTTTTTTGGGGTTGACCGGTATCGCAGTCTGCACTATAATAAGCACATGTCAACGCAAAAGCCGAGTCCAGCAACATTGCAACAAGAGTTGGAAAAATCCAACCAAATTCGCAATCTGAGTTGGAGTTTTTGGTTGACTGTTATTGCAACCGCTGCTATAATAGTGGCTTGTTAAACATAAAGGGCTAGAAACCATGTCAGCAATCCGTATCCTGCGCGGCGAGTATCGCGGCAAAACTGTTAAAAACCAAAGCTTCGCTCTAGTGTCGGGCTTCCAAACTGGCGCCAAGGGCGGCTATGTCACCGTGCAAAACAACGGCACATTCCCCAACTGCCCTGCCACCGTGCGTATTCGAGTGGATGCTATCTCTGACTACGAGATGATCAACGGCGACAGCGTGGAAATGAACACCCCTGCTCCAGCAGCAACTGCTCGAGTGGCCGAGACTGAAGAGCAAGCAATGACTCGTATCCGCGAGCGTTTTGAAATCCTTACAGAAATGTCAAAGGCATGCATTGGCGGTGACATCCGTGCAATGATAGTGTCGGGCCCTCCTGGCGTGGGCAAGAGATACGGAGTAGAGCAAGAGATCGAAAAAGCCACGCTGTTTGACAAG